TATCAAAACAAATGGATAGAATATTAGCGGATGAAAAACTAATGCAATATATAAGTTTAACATCAGTAGAACAAAATAGAAAAACAAAAACAAAATAATATGATAGAAGTAAAAAGCACATTAAACGGAGACACACAATCAATAGATAAGAACAAAGCTTATTTGGTGGATTTCTCTAAATTTAATTCGGTAAACGATTTAGTATTGGTCCTTTCAGCAATGGGTATTTCCTTTCCAGGTGACCATCCATTCATTGAGCAAGTTAGACCATTCCTTAATTTAGAAAACCCAATTGATTTACCACAAAGACCACAACAACAAAGTGGACCAGCAAAAATTCCTTTAAGAAAAACAGATTTGAAATAATATGGAAAAGTATTTACCACTAACAGAAGAACAATTTATAGAATTAGATAATGTTCTATCAAATGAAATAGGTGCATATATACCAGAGAATAGAATGAATTACATTTGGGCATGGTATACCGTAGTAGCCGGAGTGCACGAACCTCAACCCTGTGGATGTCAATCAGCAGCAGGCCTTTGGGTGAAAGCAGTTAAAACCTTAAATGAGTGGGTGAAAGCAAGAAAATAATGAATGTATTTGATAGCGGTAGCATGATTGAAAACAATAAACGATTAGGAGTTCTATATACAGATAGTCATCAAAAACTATTAGGTATAGCATTTAATAGTTGTAAACACCAAGAAATGGCAGAAGACTTAGTTGGTGAATTGTATTGTTATTTAGGAGAGAAACCGAGACCTAATCTATATTGGAAGAATAGTTTTAATATTTTTTATTGTGTTAAGTTCATTCAAAGCAGATGGATAAACAAAGTAAAGAGGGATGATAAGGTAAAATATAACAATAGTGATATTAATGCATACCATAATGAAGCGGATACAGAGTATGATATTGATTGGGATGAAAAGATAGCGGGAGCATATAGTGAAGTCTTAAATCAAATCAGTATAATGGAGAAGACACCACAATGGGCAAGTGCAAAGTTATATAAGATGTATTGGATAGATAATCCAGAAGAAACATTAGAAGGAATAAGTAACAAAATTAAAATCAGTAACTCTACCGCTTTCAAACACATTAAGATAGCAAAACAATATCTAAAAAACAATATTAAAAACCCATTCCAATGATTAGAAACGAAGAAGATATAAAAGTATTAGTAGAACAAATTAAAGAAACATTAGGTGTTGAAGAATTAGACGAGTTAGAAAGACAATACAACATAATGTTAAAGGAACTAAAAGAAAAAGATGGCAATCAACAACAGGATACAAAGTAAGGTCCTACCCGTAGAGGAAAGTATATCCGTAAAAGAACAATTCGGTTTCTTACCTCTATCAATAATCAAACCAACAAAGGAAAGCAAATCTAAGTGGAAAGAAGCATACTTAGATGATGGTGAAATAGAATTAAGAAAAGATAATGGTATATATCAACCATTAAAAATGTCAGAGTTTCACGCCGGTGTAGCAGAAAATATATTAAGGTATTGGAGTATGAAAGGTAGTGTAGTAGTAGACCCATTCGCTGGTAGGGTTACGAGAGCAATGGTCACTACCAAATTAAATAGACAATACTTTGGATATGAGATAACACCAAACACTTACAAACGTTCTCTAAATCATTATAAGAAACATAATGTAACACCTACACTTTATAATGGTGATGGAACAAAGTTGGGTAACACAAAAGATAATACAGCAGATTTAGTATTTACTTGTCCACCATACTTTAATATAGAGAAATACGAAAGTTGTGATAATCAATTAAGTGATATAAAAGATTATGATACCTTTATGGATAGTATGGGTGAATGTGTAAGTAATGTTAAGAGAGTCCTAAAGGAAGGAGCATGGGCAATCTTTGTAGTAGGTGATTTTAGAATAGATGGAGAATTAAAATCTTTTAGCAGTGATTTAATACAAAAGTTTAAGGATAATGATATGATACATTGGGATACAATCATAATGGAAAACATATCTCCGTTTGCAACACTAACAGCATATCAAGCAGCATGTAAAAGATATGTTCCTAAAACGCATGAATATATTTTAGTGTTTAGAAAAAAGGGAGAGTATATAGTGCCTGATTATTGTAGTGTAGATAAAATTACACATAAGGTAAATGATTTTTTTGAGTAAGATTGTTATGTATATACACATATATCGTAAAATTAACGAAAAATAACTATGGCGAAGTTTGAGAAAGGAAATAAAATAGCAAAAGGTAGACCTAAGGGAGTGCCTAATAAGACAACACAGGAATTAAAAGAAACAATAAATAAGATTGTGTCAATAACATTGGACAATTATTTAGAAGATATTGAGAAGATAAGAAAAGAGGACCCAAAGAAAGCATTGGAGTTATCTAAAGGTCTTATAGATTATATAATGCCTAAGATGACAAAGATGGAATTGAGTGGGGATATAAACCATAAGGTAGAGAAGTTAACCATTGAAATAAAGAAAGGCACAGTAGATGGAACTAACGATTAATACAACGATTACATTTGAGCATTTATTAGAAGCAGATAAAAGAGTTACTCAGCACATAGGTGGCACAAGGTCAGGCAAGACATACGCCATACTACAATACCTTATTACAAAAGCATTAGAAGAAACTAATACAATAACAATAGTAAGAAAGACAATACCGTCATTGAAGAGAACGGTGATTAAGGATTTCAAAGATATACTTACAAAATTAAATATTTGGGATGAAAACAGCTTTAACATTACTGATAGGATTTATAAAATTGGTAATAGTAGTGTTCAGTTTATATCTACTGATGATGCTGATAAATTACGTGGTATCAAAAGTAATATACTATTCATTGACGAAGCCAGTGAGATTGATGAAGAAAGTTATTTCCAATTATCTATCAGAACTACTGGCCGTATCATATTGGCGTATAACCCGACCATTAGTCCTTACCATTGGCTTAGAACAATGCAAGATTGTGAAAGATTTATCACTACCTACAAAGACAATGTCTATTTAGAAAAAGAAGTTATTAAAGGTATTGAGGATTTACAATTTAAGAATGAGAAGTATTGGAAGATTTATGGAAAGGGAGAGTTCGCACCAAATGAAAGGTCTGTATATAAGTTTGATATAGTAGATGAGATAGAAGGTGAGTTTGTTGCATTCGGATTGGATTGGGGATATTCACAAGACCCAACGGCGGTAGTAGCAGTATATAAAAATGGTGAAGACCTTTATGTGCATGAAGTCCTATATGATAAAGGATTAGTAATGAAAGATATTGGTGATAAGTTAAGTAAAATGGGATTAGATAGAACTTATGAGATATGGTGCGATAGTAGTGAACCGAGAAGTGTTGAAGAATTATATAGATTAGGTTTCAATGCAAAAGCAGTTAAGAAAGGACCTGATAGTATTAAGTTTGGTATAGGTGTCTTACAGAACTACAATATCAAAGTAACAAAGCAATCACAGAATTTAATTAACGAAATATACGCATACCAATATTCAGTAGATAAACACAACTATGTTACTGATATACCTGAAGGAGGTTTAGACCACTTATTAGATGCTCTTCGTTATGTTGCAATGATGAAGTTAAGTATTAAAGCAAGTAGGAAAGGAACATACACAATTGGTTTCGTAGGAGCAGGATTAAAATAAATTATATGATAAACAAAGAAAACATTAACAATAGTAGTGAATTAAAATATTCTGATGATGATATTGTTCAGATAAGAGGAGCAGTAGCACACCTATTGGAAATAAACGAAACTCTAAACGCAAACATTATTGCAATGAATGCTAAATTAGAGAACGAAGAAAAGAAAGTTAAAGCACTCCAATATAAACTTTGGTTGTGTCAATCTCATACAATAAACAATTACCAAGCATAATGAAACAACAAATAACAATAACAGTTCCAACAGATTGGTCAGCAGTAAACTTAAAAAAGTATTTAGAGTTACAAGCAGATTTGAAAGCATACGAAGGTGAGAGTGAAGCAACAATGGCGGCACTATTCTATCACTTATGTGGAATGACACCACAGGTCTTACAGAAGTTAGATACTGAAACATTTGTGGCAATAAGAAATCAATTAACATCTTTTATAAACCAAACAGAATTACCATTAGTAAGTAAGTTTACACACAATGGTATTGAATATGGTTTCTATCCTAACTTATCAAAGATTGAGTATGGAGCATATGTAGATATAAGTAAACTAAACACAACAGAGATTACAGAGGAATGGGCAAAGGTAATGGCAATTCTATATCGTCCTATTAGTAAAACAAAAGGTAGATTGTATGAAGTCATTCCATATACAGGCGAAGAGCCATCAGATTTGTTTATGGAGTTAGGAATGGATATTCACTTTGGTGCATGGTTTTTTTTTATCAATTTGTCATTGGAGTTATTGAGCGATACCCCGAACTCTATTCTGAAGACTCTGGTGGAGACACAACCGAATTTCAAATCAATTTTGGAAAAAAATGGGGTAACTATTCAGCCATAGTAGAATTGGCAGGTGGTAATGTAAATCAAATAGATGAAGTGGTGAAACAACCATTAGAGAAGTGTTTACTCCTACTATCATATAGAGCAGATAAGAATATGTTAGAAGATTTAGTTCATAAGGCACATTTACAAAGAATGAACAATCAATAATAATTTGTTTGAGTTTGTTATTTATATTAAATCAAAGTAGAAATGGGAATAGATTGGAGAACGATTAGAGGCAAAGGAGCCGGAAGGTTAATTAACTCTGGTATATACATCGGACCAACTCGTGGATTATCAAGTCCAAAGAATGACAGAAGAAGTTGTCTTTGTTTAGATGGTAAGAGTTACAGCAGAGATTGTTGTAACGGTGCATTGCAAGAGCAAGGTGTTGGTGTTGTATCTAGGGCTGATGCACAAAAAGGATTAGGTGCATTTAGTAGTGGTTTCTCTTCTGGCTTTGATAGTGTAAACTCTCCACAAATAATATAAAAGAACAAATAATATGGGATTAACTAAACAACAATTAGAAGCACTAAACAATAATTCATTTCCTAATAACAATACAGGATATATTACTCCTGATTTATTAAGACAATATAATTTAGCTGTGGTTGATAATACTGTCAATCAAGATGTATATACAGCAGATAGTGCAAGTTTTGATTATAGATTAGATAACTTCAACCCTGATAATTTAGTAACTACTGCATCTTTTAACGCATATACATCATCTAATAACGCAGCATTAAGTTCGTTATCATCTTCGTATTTAGCTTTTACAGCATCTTATTATGTAACGAGTGCAAGTTTTGATAGTAGAATAAATAATTTTAATCCTACTAATTTAGTATCAACTGCTTCGTTTAACGCTTACACAGCATCAACAAACGCACAGTTACAATCATTACAAGCAAAGACAGGTAGTTATATTACAACTGGCTCTATTAGTTCTAATCAAACAATATTGGGTAATTTAGTATTAACTTCAATCAATACATACGCAACACAAAGCACAGTAGCAAATAGAAACGCACAAAACGGCTCTACTATTTTATTCAAAGGAGCAGATATTGATACTTCATTTCCTTCGGTTTATGATGTTTATGCATTGGGTAGTTCAGTATGGTCAACATTGAGAGTAGAAGGAGCAGGTTTAGCATCTCCTCTAATTTCTAATATGAGTGCAAGTGGTGCAGATATGTATGTAACCGTTGCAAGTGGTTTAAGTGTGAGTGGGTCTACATATTCTATAACGGGTGGTTTACCGCAAGATTTAACAATTGTGGTAGATGATTTAATCGTTAGTGGTAACATAGTAACAAATGGTGATTTAGGAGTTAATACAATTAGTGCAAGTAGTGGTAACACAGTAAGTTTTACTTCACCTACTGCATCTTTTAATTCAATTACAGCAAATAATATAAGTTCTTCTTTAGTATTGGGTGGAACAGTAAACGCAGTTAGTGGTAATTTTTCATACATAACTGCAGATAGTGCAAGTATTACATATTTGAAAGTAATATACCAAACTTCATCAGTAGTTTATTCATCAGGTAGTAACAT